AATACGTCTGGATCTGCATATTCTGCAGGTGGTGCAACCTTAACAAACTCTGGTGTATCATTATCTTCAACAACTGCTTTTACAGACTTTTCAGATGTAACTTATTCATCTGCTTCTTTTACTGCAAACGGTGCAATGATTTATAATACAACAACAGACGGCGGTTCAGGCACAACTGATGCTGTAGCAATTATAGCTTTTGGTGGTGACAAGACAGCAAGTAACGGAACATTTAAAATAGAGTTTCCAACAGCAGACGCAAGTAACGCAATAATCAGATTAGCATAGGAGGCCGATCATGTCGGTGACTTCAGGATGGGGCCGGTTAACCTGGGATCAGGCTAATTGGAACGAAGCCACAACTTTAAAAACAGGTTGGGGTGCACAAGCTTGGAATGGCGGCGGTGCTTGGGGACAAACTTCTAATCAAGTAATTAGTTTAACAGGTCAATCAATATCATCTAATATTGGCTCTGTTGATATACCTGATCAAATTATAACACCTACAGGTCAATCAATAACATCTTCACAGGGAGAAGCTTTTGTTCCAGTAAATATAGAAGGTGTATCTTTTTCAGGATCTGTTGGTTCAATAACACCAAGAGATCAAACACAAGGTTTAACATCAAGTGCAATAACAGCAGCCGTAGGTGCAATAACTCCTGCAGATATGGTTATTGGTTTATCCGGTCAATCATTTACAGCTTCACAAGGAACAGCAAAAGCACCTAACCAAACTGTACTACCATCTGGTTTATCTATAACTTCAGCTCAAGGAACGGCACAAGGTATATCTTCACAAGAAGCACAAGTAACAGGTGTATCATTTAGTGCTAGTTTAGGCACTGTCACTATACCAAATGATACAGTGCAGATATCTGGTGTGTCAGCTACATTTAATTTAGGCACGATTGTTGGTTTAGGTAGTGCTATAGCTCAACCAACAGGTCAGTCTGCTACAGCAAGTGTTGGATCTTTAACAATAGAAGAGGGGTTAGGATTAACTGGTCAATCGTTTAGTGCTAGTGTAGGAACCATAACACCTGTTGATATGCAGGTTGGATTGACAGGTTTATCGATTACCACTAGTATTGGAACAGTTGATATCTTTGCATATGGAGATGTTGACACTGGCTCAAATACGTCTTATAGTAATGTTTCGACAGGATCGAATGATACATATTCGGATGTTGCAACTGGATCAAATACAAGTTATAGTGACGCTGCATAGGAGATAATTTATGGCATCAACATACACACCATTAGGTGTAGAACTTCAAGCAACTGGTGAAAACGCAGGAACTTGGGGAACAAAAACTAATACAAATTTACAAATTTTAGAACAAATAGCTGGTGGTTATGTTGCTAAATCAATAGCTGGTGGAGCTCAAACAACTACATTATCAGTTTCTGATGGATCAACTGGTGCAGAACTATCTCATAGAATGATTGAATTTACAGGAACCATCACAGGAAATCAAATTGTAACAATACCTTTAGATGTCCAAACATTTTATTTTTTAAGAAATTCAACCTCTGGATCTTACACAGTTCAATTTAAATATGTAACTGGTTCAGGATCGAGTGTTACTTTTGCTGCTACAGACAAAGGTGATAAAGTCATTATTGCAACTGCAAATGATAGCACTAATCCAGATATAAAAGAAGTAGCTTTAGGTATAACAAGCGTTGCTGCTGACACAACACCTCAACTAGGTGGTGATCTCGATATGAATGGTCAAGATATTGTTACTACTTCAAATGCAGATATAGAATTAGCACCAAATGGGACAGGGCACGTAACTGTTAAAGGTAATGATAATCAAGGTGCTATTCAATTTAATTGTGAAAATAATTCTCACGGACAACAAATAAAAGCTGCACCACACTCAGAAAGTGCTAGTAATGTTTTAACAATACCAAGCACTGGTGGTGATTCAACTTTAGTATCAGATGCCTCTACATCTACATTAACAAACAAAACTTTAACAGCTCCAAAAATCGCAGATGCAGGTTTTATTGCAGATGCAAATGGAAACGAACAAGTCATATTTCAAACAACATCCTCAGCAGTTAATGAACTAGAAGTAACCAACGCTGCAACAGGAAATAATCCAGCTATTGCTGCATCAGGTGGTGATACAAATGTTGGTTTAGAATTTACAGCAAAAGGATCTGGATATATTAAATTTAACGATCTAGCATATATTCCACAACAAGCACTAACGTCATCTAGTAATGCTGTGGCTTGGGATGTACAAGCAAAACCAAACGCATTTCATTTAACAACAGAAAACACTACTTTTTCTGCACCAACTAATTCAGTTGAAGGTTCGTTTATTTGTTTAGAAATTAATTACAATGGTTCACATACTATTGCATTTAACACTATATTTGAATTTGCAGCGTCAACTGCACCAACATTTACTTCAACAGATGGTAAAACAGATATATTGGTATTTAGATATAATGGAACAGTTTGGCAAGAGGTAGGTAGAACATTAAATTTAAGTGAGAGTTAAAATATGTACGCAATAGTAGAAAATAACGAAGTAAAACAAATTATTACAAGTCCTAAATCTTTAGTGATTGGAGATGTAAGATACCCAGCAAAGATATTTCAATTGTGGTCGCAAGATGAATTAAATAACATAGGTATCTATGAAGTAATTACAGATTCAACAAACAAAAAAGATGAAGCATATTATAATAATACAAATTCATCTTATACATTTGCAGATAATCAAGTTATAGAATCTTGGGGAACTGCTACACCAAAAAGATTAGACGATGAGAACGCTACAAAAGAAAATGGTGATCCTATATTAGATGATGATGGCAACCAAGTAATTTACTATGGTTTAAAAACTGAAAAAAAAAGAATTGTAAAACAACAAGCATCAGGATTACTTGCACCAACAGATTGGTACGTAGTAAAAGCAACAGAAGTTGCCGAGTATAATGTTCCTGAAAATATTACAACTTATAGAGCAGATGTAAGAGCAAAATCAAATGAGATGGAAACTCAAATAGATGCTTGTACTACTGTTGAACAATTAAAAACTTTATACACTTACACTACAACAGATGGTGTACAATCAAGACCATTAGCAGAATTTCCTAAAGAGGTTGTCTAATGTCGTTACTTATACCTGGAACTAACTCCATAAAAGATACAGGATATGATGTTGCTAACTCATTAAGGTTTAATGGTGGTAGTTCAGATGATTTAGAAAGAACTCCAAGTTCAAGTGGAAACAATACTACAAATACAGTGTCAGTTTGGTTAAAAAGATCAAGAATAGGTGAAGAGGATTTTATAATTTATGGAGAAGATGGTTCAACGAATAGATGTAAAATTACTTTTTTAAATAATGATAAATTACAAATCAATACTGTTGTTAGTTCTTCAAACAATTTAGTGTATGAAACAAATAGATTATTTAGGGACGTAGGAAGTTGGTATCATATCGTGATTGCTTTCGATTCAACATTATCAACTGCAGGAAATAGATGCAGAGTATATGTTAATGGAGTTGAAGAAACTTCTTTTTCAACAGAAACAGATATGGGTCAAAACACAAGTAATACTTTAAGCACTTCAGGTAAGACTGTTTATATCGGTTCACAAAATACAGGAAATTATTTTGATGGTTATATGGCAGAATTTGTTTTTATTGATGGACAGCAACTAGATGCAACATCATTTGGAGAGTTTGATTCAAATAGTCCGACAATATGGAAACCTAAAGATGTATCAGGATTAACTTTTGGAACTAATGGATTTCACTTAGACTTTGAAAACTCTGGTAGTCTAGGTGCTGATGTATCAGGAAACTCTAATAACTTTACTGTAAATAATTTAACAAGTGTAGATCAATCTACTGATACTTGCACCAATAATTTTATGACGTTATCACCATTATTAAAAGGAAGTAACATAGATTTAACAGAGGGTAATGTAGTAAGCACAGGTAATACAAGTAGTGATGCTGGAAATGTTGCTTGTACTTTTCCAATAGCTTTTTCAGGCAAGTGGTATTTTGAAATGAAAATAACTGCAATTAGTGCGGCTGGTTATCCTAAGTTTGCAGTGTTTCAAGATTTTGAAAGTGTATCACAAGGAAATTATAATGGAGGATCAGGTGGAAATAATATGCACCCTACTTCAAGTAGTGCAACTGTTTTACAATATGGCTCAACGACATTAGGAAGTCCTGACGGAAATATAAGTATTACTGCACCGGCAAATGGTAATATATTTCAATTTGCATTAGACATGGATAATGGTGCGATATATGTTGGGGTAAATGGAACATATTATAATAGTGGTGATCCAACATCAGGTTCGTCAAAAACAGGAAAAATTGCAGACTTAACAGTAACAAATCAAATGATGCCTATGTCGTCTAATTTTAATGGATCGGCAACTGCATACAATTTTGGTGGCACTCCAGGATTTAGCATTTCATCAGGTAACGCAGACGCAAATGGATTTGGTAATTTTGAATATGCTCCACCTACGGGTTATTTTGCGTTATGTTCAAAAAATATAGGAGAGTTAGGATAATGGCTTACACAACTATAGATGACCCAACAAGTTTCTTTAGCAGCATTTTATGGACGGGTAATTCTGGAACACAATCTATAACAGGACTAGGATTTAAACCTAATTGGGTTTGGGCTAAGGTTAGAGCAGACAATAATAATACAAATGAAAATGACCACATGGTAGCTGACTCTGTTAGAGGTACAACAAAATTTGTTCATACTAACAATACAGATGTAGAAGAAACTAATGCTAATACTTTTACATCTTTTGATAGCGATGGGTTTTCTCTTGGAAATAAAGCTGAACTAAACTCAAATTCTAATACTTATGTTGCTTGGTGCTGGAAAGTTAATGATACCACTGTTACAAATTCAAGTGGAAATATTTCTGCAACTGTATCAGTAAACGATACTATCGGCATATCCATAATTAGCTATACAGGGAACGGATCAAACGCACAAAGTATTGGACACTCACTTTCAGCTAAACCAAAAGTTTATGTGGTTAGAGCAAGGGATTATTCAAGTGGTGGTGGTTGGCAAATGTTCGTAGAAGAATTAGGTGCTGGTGGTCGTATGCAATTAAATACAAATGAAGCATTTGATACATCTTCAACAACTTTTGGAAATACTGCACCAACAAGTTCTTTATTGTATGTAGGAGCAAATTCAGCTACTGATAGTTCAACAAACAAACAAAGTGCAACTTATATTTGTTATGCTCTTAGACCTGTAAGAGGATTTTCAGCTTTTGGGACGTATAAAGGAAATGCCTCTACAAATGGTCCATTTATTCACACGGGATTTAAACCTGCTTTTGTTCTGACTAAAACTACTGATTCAACATATCATTGGAGTATAAATGATAATAAAAGAGATACTTTTAACCCATCAAACAAAAGATTATATCCAAGTCAATCTAATGAAGAAGCAACAAGTAGTAGTTATGATATAGATTTTTTAAGTAATGGTTTTAAAATAAGGTCAGATAGTGTTTCATTTAACAAGAGTGGGGATGATGTATTGTATTGGGCTTTCGCAGAATCACCTTTTGTTAATTCTTCTGGTGTACCAACAAATGCGAGGTGACCATGCTACAAAAAATAGGATTTCAACCTGGTATAAATAAACAACTTTCTGCCACTGGAGCAGAAGGGCAGTGGATAGATTGTGATAATGTTCGTTTTAGATATGGTATACCTGAAAAAATAGGTGGTTGGAAACAATTAGGAGACGATGCATTAACAGGTGCGGGCAGAGGTCTTCATCATTTTGTAAATAGTAAATCTAGAAAATACGCAATTATTGGAACAAACAGAATTTTATATGCATATTCTGGTGGTGTGTTTTATGACATACACCCCATTAAAACTACAACAACGCTTACAAGTGCATTTACCACGACCAATGGATCAGCAACTGTTACAATAACTTTTAGTGGAGATCATGGTATATCTGCACAAGACATAATATTATTAGATAGTTTTAGTTCTATTACTAATTCTAACTTTGCAGCAACAGATTTTAACGATAAAAAATTTATGGTAACAACTGTGCCATCAAGCACAACTGTAACTATAACTATGCCATCAAACGAATCTGGATCTGGTGCAACAACATCTGGTGGTATTAGAGTACAACATTATTATCCTGTTGGACCAGCAGTGCAAGCAAAAGGTTTTGGTTGGTCATTAGGATCTTGGGGTGGTGAAGTAGCCGGTGAGCCAACTACAACATTAACAAATGGTATTACTGATTCTGTAACAACAGGAATCATATTAGGAGATGTATCACAGTTTCCAAGTTCTGGAACAAACTTTATAAAAATAGATAACGAAGAAATATCTTACACAGGTATATCGGGTAGTGAACTTACTGGTGTAACAAGAGGTGTAAGAGGTACAACTGCTGCAGCACATAGTGGTGGAGCAACAGTTACAAGCACAACAAACTTTGTAGCTTGGGGTGAGGCTGCATCTGGTGACTTAGTATTAGAACCAGGTATGTGGTCATTAGATAACTTTGGTGACAAAGCAATTTGTTTAATACATGACAGTGCTGTTTTCTCTTGGGACTCTGCTGTAACAAATGCAGAAACAACTAGGGCATCTATTATTACCGGTGCACCAACAGCATCAAGACACATGGTTGTATCTACACCAGATCGTCACTTAGTATTTTATGGAACAGAAACAACTATAGGAGATACATCAACACAAGATGATATGTTTATTAGATTTTCTGACCAAGAGGATATAAACACATACACTCCATCTGCAACAAACACAGCGGGCACACAAAGACTGGCTGATGGATCACAGATCAGAGGAGCTATCAGAGGTAGAGATGCAATATATGTTTGGACGGATACTGCATTGTTTACACAACGTTTTGTAGGTCAACCATTTACATTTGCGTTTGCACAGGTTGGAACTAACTGTGGATTAGCAGGACAAAATGCATGTGTGGAAGTTGATGGTGCTGCTTACTGGATGTCAGAAAATGGTTTCTTTAGATATGCAGGTAAACTAGAATCACTTCCTTGTTTAGTAGAAGACTTTGTATACGATAATATAAATTTAGAATCAGGTAATCAAATGGTATCTGCTGGATTAAATAACTTGTTTGGAGAAGTTATGTGGTTTTATCCAACAACAGGATCCTCTGTTGTAAATAGAATGGTTGCATAT